ATGTCCATCCACATACGCTGTTTTCCATCTATGAGGACATTGTGCCCACATTGAATATTGACTATAACTTATTCTTTTCATTAGTCCATCCACTTTCCGTGTTTTCTAAAATGCCATAGTCTATGTGTAAACATCTCCCATAGCAAACCAAATAGAGTATCCGATTCATATACTCCAGCTTTACATTCGTATTTATACACTACTTACCCCACTTACCATTCTTTACAATTGTAGCCATAATACCATAGTTAGATACATCTAAGTAAGCATCTTCCATTGGTTCTCCTTGTACTGCATTATCTCTACCACTCATTAGTAAAGTTTTTAGTCTTTGTATCTTATCGTTCATACGAAACCATAAACCAGTAAGTGCTAGATGTACTTCTTCTTCGGTCTGTAATTGTGTTCCTACGGAAATATTACCAGGACCATAATCATGCTGTTTTTTTAGAAACAATTCGTATTGTTCTCTTTGTAACCTACGGAACTCTTTAGTCATTTCAGGCCATTCGTTTTCCATCTGTTCGACTATAGGATGTTCTTCTGTATAAGATACACTTTTTGATTCTTTTATATTCTTCATGTATTCCTCATTTTCCATGCATGATCTTACACATTTTTACTGTATAAGTCAAGCTTTTTTATTTGTCTTTTGATTTTTTTATTTAGATAGTAAGTATAAATATGTTTTGGTTTTCTCTTCTTCCAAAATATATTTTCATCACCAGCATCATATCGTCTTTTTATTTCTCTACTATATGGTCTGTGTATTTGATTCATAGACCTACTATGCATTTCTTTACCATCAACCATCAATACTCTAGCACCAGCAGTTTCTCCTAAATAATCAAAGTTACTAGCTTTATATATTACACCTGAATGTCCGTGGTGTTGGTCAGCAAAAGAAACTACAACTTCTTTATCAGTATTTTGTTTTAGCCATCTGAGAGTCTTACCTATAAAGTAACTTTCTGTATTGGTTGGCGTGTCATCGATACAACACAATCTTCTTAGTTCTAAACATCTATTTGGATTGATTGGATTATACTTTTCAGCAGTTGCTGGCATTGATGGGTGTGCGTACATCATAGCCCCAATCATTTTTGGTAACCCAAACGTACCCTCACCATATAACCCAAAGTGATATAAAGATTGTACACCATTTACATTATGCGAGTAATGGTACTTCTCTATAAATTGAACTAAGGATTTTCTAGGTATTTCCTCTACAGCAAAATCCCTTACAGACACTATATAAGTCCTAGCTTCCTTACTTCTTTTTCTTCTGTACCATATTTGAATAGTACATCAGCTATCTCTGATTGCCCACCAGCAGTCATTTCTAATATTTCAACAGCAGATACTGCTTGTTTTATACTGACTTGCATATCCTTAGCAATTATTTCATAAACCCATTTTGGATACTTCATTTTCTTATCTCCTTTGATATATTTTAGCCACTGTCTCCCCTTTGGGAAAATATTAGTATATAGTTTATACATAATTTCAGGCTCTAAATTGTACTTTTGAACCTCATTCACTATGTCTATCCAATCCACCTTCATAGATAGAAAGCGATTCACCATATAATTAGACCAAGACTTTTTATCTTCATCTGATATATCATTCCAATAATTTGGCTTTTGATGATCAGTTATTTGTTTTATGTGGTCAAATAGTGATTTAGCCTTCAGAGCTTTTGTCTTTGCCATCTGCAAATACCTCTCCACAATTACCACAACTAAATACTTGAACAGGCACTATAGCCTCTTGACCAGTCGGAGACATTAGTGCTGATATTCTCTTTAGGAAGTAGCTTTGTATGTAAGAATAATTACCACATTTACATACAATATTTTCTGCTTGTGACAAGTCAACAGTAACCTGTTGTTGTTGATTTCCACCTATAGGTTTCATTGGTTTCATAGTCATTATATTACCTCTAATATTCTAGACTCTTTTACAACCTTTACTTCAAATATGGATGGGCTATCTTTTAGATATTCATTTATCTTTGCTTCAGCTACACTAACAGCATCACAATCAACAAGATAATTGCGTCTTACTCTTTTTTCTTTTACACCATTCTTTGTTTGTATCTCTTCGACAAACATAACTTGTACTTCGTAATACATTCTTACTCCTACTTTATTATTGTTAATAATTTTACCATTGTAGCCATAAAGTTTATCTCTTTATCTACTACGACTATATCATCTCGCTGCCCCTCTGCTAATACTAAAATTGATTCAGCAGTATGTCCACTAGCCCAATCATCTAAGGTATCGTAAAGTAATCTAAATCCATCAGAGAAATCAGTAACTTGACTGTCTGCTAATAACTTTCTTATCTTTTTGAAAGCATCCTTCTTATTATCATTTTTCAATATTTCAATCAATGTTAGTTTATAATCATTCTCCATCAATGCCTGTTCATCGATAACTAACAAACCATCTACTACTTGCCTTTGAGCAGAATTTATAACTCTACGAATATCAGGATAACCTGCGTTTACCAAATTGACAACATCATCCATCTTACAAGCAACTTCTTCTTCTTTCAATATATTGTTGAGGTGAACAGCAACTTCTTTCTTCGATGGTGGTACAATCTGAAATGATTGACAGCGACTTTGTATCGGATCAATTATTCTTTCTACAAAGTTACAAGTCAATATGAACCTACAATGTTTAGAGAAAGTCTCCATAAGATTACGCAAAGCGGCTTGAGCGTTAGGTGTGATGTAATCACACTCATCTAAGATTATAATCTTTGAGTCTTTGAATCCAATTGTAGAAGCAAAGTTACGAACCTTATTACGAACTGTATCTACGCTATTCTCATCAGAAGCATTGATATATAGATAATCGCATTCTATGCTATTTACTAACATCTTTGCTAATGTGGTTTTACCAGTACCAGCCTTACCAAATAATAATAAATGTGGCATATCACCACTTTTCAAATAAACATCTACCTTACTCTTTAGATGTGCGTTACCAATATAGTTTTCTAATTTTGTTGGGCGATATCTCTCAACCCATAAACTATGTTCTAATCTTTCCATTTGTTATTTTCCACTGTTATTTTAGTTATTGTAACATCATGTATATAATTCTTAGGATAATCCATCATAGGATGTTTCATCATTTTTTTGAAGTGTCTATTTTCTCTTTTATTACCAAGAAAATAAATGTATCTATGTTTACTAGCTTCTTTCTTCAACCAAAAGTCTCTTCCAATTGCTTTCTTTAGATTCTCTGGTGCAGCTGAGCCATATTTAGAATACACACTTCTACTATGCATCCAATCATCATCTTCATTTACTCTCAATGAGTATGTAGGTGCTAACTGAAAATCGCCACATCCTTGATATATCCAATTAGTGGCTTGATAGATAGCACCATCATGACTCTGCTCTGGATCTGCGTATGAGATTAGAACCTTTATGTTCTGTGCGAACTCTTTCATCCATTTGAAAGATAAAGATATTGCCAGTGATTCGATATTCTTTCCATACCCATCATGTATGAATAATCTAGTAAGTTCCAAAATATTTTTATTTTGTATAACCTCTTCTGAAAATATAGAACCGACAACTCTTCTTCCAACTGGAAAGCCATAGCAAGCCACGCCAATCAATTTTTCATTCTTATCAAAAAATTGATGTTGACTATCTTCTTCGTAAAATAACCCCAAAGGATACCTACAAGAAGATAGTCTCCCACTATAGTGATTCTTCTCAATCATATCTCTGGCTATTCGTTTATCGATTGGCCTGATAGATACTCTTGATTTATCTACATACGACTCCATTTAGTCATTCGTCTCAGCTACTAAATAATACAAAGCATCATAGTCATCTACTTTGAATTGTATTCTAGCAAGCCCCTTTGACGAAATCTCAAGTGTAGCACTTTCACACTCTTTGTTAGCAGTTAGAACATCTTTCAATAGATTTGAACTGAAAGCAACATTTTCTATTTTAGATAGTTCTTCTGTTTCAACAGGAATAGTAACCCTATTAGTGTTCATTTCTGCGTACCCAATAACTATCTTACAATCATCATCTGATGATATTACAGTAAAGTTACCAGCATCAGGAAGAGCAGATACGCCTGATATAAACTTAGTCATAAAAGACTTATCGACTTTTATCTTTAGTTCAAAATCAGGAACACTTTTCATATTAGGTGCTTGATTTATAACAGATAAATCAGAAAGCATATAGTTTACATCTGATTTACTATCTGATACTTTTAGCGATACAGCCTTCTCACCAGCTTTCATCAAATCAATACTAATTTTATCATTTAGTACTGAAAGTAACTTCACCAATTGTTCTGTATTATAAACACCCATTTCAACCGAATCAAATGAAAAATTATCCATAGATAACTCTCCAAGTAAATTCTTATCACCAGTTATAAAACGAGTAGATAGTTTATTCCCATCACTCTTTAGTACAACCGATGAACAGTTTCCACTTAGATAGTATTTTTCAATGAAACGTGTTATAGAGACTTTATTCATTATTTTTTACTCCTTATTTGTTAATATGATATATACATATATATCAAAGTTATTTGTCAAAATCAAAAAAATCTTTCCAATGATGTCTTTTTATTTACTGGAACATCCCATTTTAGAGATTCATAAAACATCATTATCTTCTTCTCTAACATTTGAGCATACATTCTTTTGTGATCAATATGTGTTTTTATAAATTCAATAATTTGTGGAGGATCTTCATACCCCTTATACCCACAAGATTCCATAGCTAAAGTATTTTGTTTTAGATAAACCCACCGTATCTTTTGAGCTTCATTTATCTTTTCGTATTGTTTACCCAAACCAAAATGTCCTAACAAATCATTGTAATTTATAGCAGCCTTTACATGTGCCGGAGAACCTTTTGCGAAATTTGTAAAGTGACCATTCTTACCAGCACTATACTTCTTCAGATTCTTTACACCAGTCGGCATTGCTATCCTATCAAAGTCTAATAGTTTCATAGATTCTTTGAAGTTTATAATTCTTTCATCAATCTTTTCCTTTGGAACAGTAGCCAGAATATCTTCCAATACACTTTTCAACAACTCACCCATAGCCTTTGGAAAGTTACTACGAACTAAGTCCAAACCTTTTACATGCAGCTTGTTTACCTTTACTCCATTGTCATTGATAATCTTCATACCATATCTTTTCTTCACAATGAACAGACCCGATTTAGCAATCAATTCCTGCTTTATCTCAAATCTATGTTTATCTAAATTCAAAAACTTTTTAGCAAAGTAATCATAAGATTTATTTAGATAAGTCTGTATCTCATCAGCAACATCTAATATCCTCTTACTCATTAGAGTTTCACTGTCATAATCAATATTAGGAAATCGCTTCTTTACCAATGGAAGTGCTGAATAGAATACTGAATCTGTATCGATATAAATACAATAGTCCTTATCAGTTTCAAGTTCATTATTATAAAAATGATTACCAATCTCCTTAGTAAATTTTATCAGTTCTTGACCAGTAAGTGTTGTAGCCTCAGCATTATCTAAGTCATAGAACCTAAATACTGGCAAACCTAATACACCATAGAGAGAGTTTAGTACAACCTTTTGTATTAGCTGACGACTTTTGAAGTATGTGTACTTTTCTTCATCACCAGCATCACCGAACTTCTTCATCAAGCGTCTATACTCCACACGAGTATCAAACCATTTTTCTAATAGAGCTGGAATCAATCCTTTCTTATCACTACGATATAGAACACCATTAGAAGATACTGAAACTTTGTTGTTCTCAAAGAAATCCTTTAGTTCTGTTTCAGTAAGTTTACCCATCTCTTTTTCACCTGACATAAGAGTATAAGTTTTCTTAGTACCCTTCATAAATTCTTTAGCATTCCAACCTGTAAGTTTACCCATCTTTGTTTCAGGCGAAACATTTAGAGACATAATAACTGATGGATACATAGATGTAATATCTAAATCAAATACCCAATCATGCTTTCCTCTTTGTGGTGGTTGAACATAAGCACCAGCAAACTTTTCTCCATCATCTAACGACTTAGGTCTTGGTGGTTTATTTGGAGCAACTACTCCTAAGTTCTTTAGATAAACTAAAATAGCACCTTCTAAATATCTTGATGAGAAATAAACATCTTCATAAGGAACATGACCTACGTGACATACACCTCTAGCCATATCAATGAAGTCTAATTTATCATGCATTCTCTTTACCAGCCTCACATCATGAATGTTATATTCTACAAACTTATCTATATCGTTTTCGTATAAGTCATTTAGTGTGCCTGTATATTCTATTTTTTTATCACCTAATTCAAATTCAGCAACAGCATCTAATCTGTAAGATGATAGCTGAGTGTAAGTAAATAATCTGTATAAAGAATAGTAATCTAAGCAACTAACACCAGCAAACATAAATCTTTTACGATGCTTGTTCCACTCTACAATTCGTATCGGTGAAATTAAATCAGCTATATCCTTTCCAGCAACAACCACCATTCTATTATATAGGTATGGCATATCAAATGTGTCTATGTTCCAACCAGTAATAATAGTAGGAGCATCATCTAAATAAACTTCCATCAGGCGTTTAAATAAATCTAATTCATTTTCAAAGGATTCGATTATCATATTATCCTTTGATTTTAATCTTAGTTTCTTTTTTTCATCTAATACAAAAGCATAGTATGTATCTGTAGATGATAAGTGTACTGCTATAGAAGTAATTTTATTAGTAGCCTTACGATAATCTGGAAAACCATCTGTAACCTCTACCTCAATATCAAGTGTAAATATTTTATGTCCTTTAGATAACTCTTCTGATTCAGTATACTTATCAACCAACACACGAGTTTCAGGCGGAACATCTGACTCAAATAAGTTTGGTGTGCCTGGCTGAAATCTAGTAACCTTCTTTAGTTTGTCTCCATATAGAGATATATGAGTTCCATTTCTATCTTTTACATAAGCATAAGATTGATAAGGGATATTATAGTATCCAAGCTCATCATCCCAAATATGAACCTTTCTTTTTTTATTATCGTAATATAAATTTTGGTATATAACTAACTCCGATTGTTATAGGATATAAAATCCCCATTTTCAATACTTAAAGCTACAAAGAATTTTGCTAAAAGTCAAGTCTTTTTTTAGATAAAGGGGGGAAATGATTCCCCCCAATTTTATCATTTAGAAATTAACAGATAGTCCTAAGTTGAAGTGTCTTGGAGAACCAAGAAATACTTCAGCGTTATGAGCTAAGTGCATTTTATCACCATACCCATTGTACTGACTGTTATCAACTGCATCTTGAACATATACATCATCAAGAACATTGAATACATGACCACTAATAGTCATATTCAACCCAGCAATTTCTGGCAGTTTGTAAGATAGATGCATGTCCAACTTACCATAAGATGGAGTTTTCCATACTTGTGCTCTATCTACATCATCACCATCAACCTCACGAGAATCAGGACTCCAATCAGCATAATGATTATCATACCATTTGTAAAGACCCTGTACACGTCAATTGGCTTTAGTGTAAGACCACCAACATAAGATGTCTGTGGCATATCACCAACCTTTAGATTGCTTAGAGCATATTGATACTCAGTAGATGTCTGACCAATGACTTGATTGTCATCATTGTATTCCATCTCTGTGTAATCACCTTTAGCATCGCCATCAAAGTACCAGTCACCAAAACTTACAACGAAATCTACATCAACCATTTCGTGTAGAGCAACTTTAGACTCAACTTCGACACCAGAGTGACTTTGATTTACACCAGTAAGATAAATAATATCAGAGTCTCCTGAATCACCTTGACCAGTCGTTACCGACTTAGTTAGGTTTCTATCATTCCACTTAGTGTTATAGTAACTACCTTTGATAGAAACTAAATCACTATTATATTCTCCACCTATTTCCATTGATGTAAATTTCTCATTACCTGGATCTGAAGATACAGTTCCATCGTAAGAAATTACATTGTCAAGAATTGGTGGTTTTTGAAGATACCCAATATTAGCAAATGCTGAAAGTCTATCGTCAAGATTGTATCTACCACCACCTTTTACTTGGAAAGTAGTAATAGCATCAGCCTCAACAACTTTTTTATCAACTGAGAAATGGTCTTGGTAAGTATAACCAATAGTGGATATTCCACCCATACCATACAAGTTAATTTTTTCAGTATCGTACTTACCTTGTAGAAAAGCACCGAACCAATCAACTGTGGTTTCGTTGTGATAAGCAATAATATCACCCAACCCAACTTTTTTACCATCAGCAGCATTGTCATCAGCAAAGTCTACATAGTAGTCTCCACCAAGTAAATCACGAACTTCTCTAGCATGTTCTATACCAGCAGTTCTCCAATCAATACCAACTTGAACTTCAAGTTCATCTGATACATCATAGTTCAACTTAGAAATTAATCCAAGTGTACTTTGACGATTGATTGAATTACGAAGAATACCAGTAGAACGATTTTGGGTTTCAGAGAAACCAGAATCTACATTAGCAGAGTTCTGTGCAATCTCAGCATCCCAATCCCAAGTCCAAGGTGAAGATGCATACCATCTTTCTCCCTCAACTGCAGGTTTTCTACTGACACTTCCGTATGTTCCAGTACCACCACCAGAACCACCTGACCAATAAGCAACAGAACTTAGTCTCATGTCGTCATTGATATCATAGAAATGGTTTAGGTTTACAAGTGGCTTATGAAAGAAGTTCTCTCTTTCATTTAGGAAATCAGGACTAAACCTATCTGATGTTTTATCCCCATACATATACCAGTATTGTTTTCCCTTATAATCGGAACTTACTGGTGCTACATTTTGGTTATAAAACCTACCAGCTTCAGTTTCAAACTTCTCACCCGCAACATAAGCTGAATCATTGTATCCATCGATACTTCCAGCTAAGTCTTGAGAGTAAGTTGCTATATTCTGTTTGTACAGGTTCTGTCCATGCCTTTGTGGGGCACCAATTGCATATAACTCAAATCTCTGCTTATCCGATACAGCGTAAGATGTACCTAAATAATAAGCCCAAGCGTCTGTCCAAGTTCCATCAATAAAACCATCACCAGTTTTACGAACTATCGTTCCACTTATAGCTAACTTATCATTTATTAGACCTGAGTTATAATTCAAGGTGGTTTTCAAAAACCCACCCTCACCGATTTCCTGTTTGAACTTCCCACCTTTTTCGTGAGATGAAGGATCGGTAATGATATTCATTGTTCCACCAATTGATGGTGTTGCTAGATTGACGGCTGATAGTCCTCTTTGCATCTG